ACGCCACAATTCTACAGCACCGCTTTTCCACTTTCTATACCGCCATCCGGATTGCACCCCTTGGTCAATCACATAATCTTTCGTCCCTTTTACATAGTTCGCTACATCCCGAAGGCATTGTAATATGCTAAGCATACGACCACCTCCGGAATTCGAAGAGGTTAGTTACCCCTCCCCCCAGAATTTTCCAACGCTGATCCACTTTGACCCTCACGTTGGTGATCGTATGGCTTCCTGCGCTTAACGCACCTACCCACGCTACGAGATTACCTTTTCCATCGCCCGTGCAATACAATAGATGCTCTCCCTTCGGGGTATCATTATATCCCATTTCTACAATAGCTTGTTTTACATCTATGAACCCATAATCAGCTATGTCCAATGTGAAATAATCAATATACGCATTTCCGTTGGCAGCATAATTCATTGAAATTGATGGTCGAATTCCTTCAAAAACCATTCTGCCACTTTTGTATTTCGTTAGCGTGCGATCCTTCCAGTGTGCAGTATCAGATAATCGCTCTATAGAAATTGGATAGTCCGCCACGCCCTTCACCCAGTTCGCAATTTCCCTGAATGCCTTACGGAAACTAAACATGGCAACACCCCCTCGGGGTTACGCTTTGCCTATTGCGATCCAGACAGCCGGGATTGTATACTTTGTCGCATGATTGTTCCTGAATCCCATCGAAAAACGAGTTGTTGAAATAGTGTTTATTGTGATATTGAACAAATCCGGATAATTTGTGCTGAAGGTGCATTGTCCAAACACAGCAGGAATAAGTGAATATTTCACTGGAAAATCTATAAATTTGTCTGCTACATTCGCTCCAGAAGGAATAGTCATCGACGTATTTCCCCATTGAATCAGTAGTGATCCAATTTTCAAACTGCCGCTTTGCGCGCCAACGGAAATCTCGGCCACGTATTGGCGATGTCTCGCAAGCACTGTTTTAAACTTAGCATGGAGACCACCTCCGAGCCAGGTTACGCAGTACCCCCCCCGATGGTTTTGAGCGCATCCGGGATAATAGGCTCAATGCCTACAATTTTGAGCACCCAGCCATCTATGGATTTTACGTGACTTCCTGCGCTCTGGTGATGCAGTACACTATTTGCGCCAATAGTAACAAGATCTTTGTCGGTAAAATTTAAAATCACGGCCACATCGGTATGGCTTCCCGAAGATACATTAGCAACCATTCCGTCGCCTTGAAATGATGTGCCGACCCTCTCTAATTCAACTCCGCCATAGCCATTCCACAAATAAACTTTTACGGTATTATATTTGGAGATTCCCGGAATTGTTTTGCTTCCCGTTTTCCACTCCGCCGTGCCAGAATACAGTACCTTATTTTTCAGGCTCAAATATTCAATCAGAGCCTTTGTGAATTCTGCTGTATCCTTCAGCGATTTTATCATTGATAATGCCATAGTTCCTCCTTTCCCGCTCCCGGGAAGGGAGCGTCTATGCTGTTCTTTTCCAATAATATACGGTTACATATGGCTGCAGATTGTTATGCGGCGTATCGCTTCCGAGATACATCCCATATCCGGTATACCCCTTCAATCCGCTCCCGTAATGAAATGCAAGGTCGGCACCACTAGCTGAATAATCAGACCCTGATGTGCTATGTGCTAAAATTCTAGGTCTGCCCTTCGGAAGTTCTTCCATAGTTAACTTGTGCGTTTTCTCACCGCCGATCTTTCCTGCCGTCTTAAAATTCGTATCGATTTCGTTTACTCCAACCAGTGTTCTACCCTTTGCAAAACGTTCCCACGTCTGGTGTGTGTAAATCTGATTCGGATCCACATCTTTTGCGAATGCCAGAACAGAACCAAGCGGGTAGATGTAATCAATCAGTCTAGGAGCTACCCCCCCCGACCCGAACACTGATGCCCAGAGGGTCTCTAATTCTGCGTCCTCAATCTGGATGTCACCCGTAAATGTCGATGTCTTCCCACCAGCCACTTTAAATCCTGCACCTTCCGCTTCACCGAAAAGTGTGACCCCATCGCCCCCGGCGTGACGGCTAATCACCGGCACACCCGTAACAATCCGGTTTTCTATGCTACTGATCTTGTCCGTCAGTGTTGCAATAAATTCCCACGTTGATGTCGGATCAGTGCCGCTTACGATCGTTGACGCTTCAAAACTCCAGCCTGACGTGGTAAGCGTCAAAGCTGTATAGGTCGCAGCATCCATAGCTTTATATTTCAAGATCAGCGATCTGCTGTTTTGCCCGGCTACCGAAGCCACCAGACCATTGATAATAACCTTCGTGTTTGTCCCGTTTGGATTGCGATTTCCGTTGGCATCACACGGGTAGTACGTCATATTCGTGATTGCCGGTGCCGAATAATCCACCACTGTAATTGTTTTGGTCAGTGTTCTGGTTCTACCCCTGCTGTCAGTTACCGTAGCAACGATGTCTACGCTCCCTGCCGTATTCAGTGCATTCGACTGAAATTCTTCCGACTGATACTTTACACCGTCCAGTGTTACCGCATAGGATTTGATCGTACTACCGTACACACCTGCAGCGTTGACCTTCACATTCAGCTGTGACAGCGACCGGACAAACCGGTTTCCAAATGCCGTTGTGACGGCTGTAATGGCCTCGGATGCCG